CCGGTAGGAGCTTTACTCCTCGGTATCTGTCATATTGACAGATACAGCGCTTGTGAAGCGCTGCCAGTCACTTCGGGGATTAACCCAAAGCGACCTTGGCATGTAATCCCAATTCGGAGTTACATGCCATCGCGTGCGGTACAGACCCCCATTTGATTGCCTGATGGAGATAAGACCGCTCCTTATTTCGCCACGAAGGAAGGACATAAGCGCCATTGCTGGGCTGTAGACCATCCTTTTGTGACCCCTTGGTACCGTAACAGTACCATCCCCGATGCGCACGGCTTTTGAGCGTGACACGTAGCTTCTGTAAACTACGCTGCCATTCTCGTCTACCTTGCCCCGGAAAAAGGAAGAGGGCACGCGAATACCAGCATCAGCTGGGTCCACGTATGGAACGTACTTCACCTCTCGAGGCTCTAGGAGACCCAAGAGATACTGTACGCTCCGCCGCAAGGATATCCCTATCCTCGCGGTCCACTCGTTCAATAGGTTCACGGCGACCGATACGTCTTGCGGCGATCTGACCTTTTTGAGGTACACACCGCGGACATTAAGGCCACGATAGTAATCGTGACCACAAGACTCTCGGAATGGTCCTTGATGAAAGGACTTCGACAGGTTTACCTGGAGACCGAGCTTCTCGAGCGTCGACACCATTAAATCATATGCTTCAGAGCATACGATGATGTCGTCGCCAAAGACAGCCCAGTTCCCAGGAACGCTACGGACTCTCGTCCGTAGACCTTCTCCGAGTTTTTCAGTCCTTGGGTTATCCTTTATTGGAAGGCCAAGAACCTTGTACACGGCACGAACTGTGCAGCTAAGGATTACAGTCATCAGAGGGAACGTAAAACCGTTCCCCATGGTACTAATCATCCCAAGATCCCTCTCTAACCCGTACGCCTGACATCGGACCCTCGGCGATCGCAGTACCATAAGTAGTTCGAAGAACCACTTCGGTAGTAGCCATTCGCAAAGGGAGACCGATATCAAGTCAGAGGCGGATGACAAGTCGATAGTGGCAAAATTGCCTTCTCGACTTCCAACCTGAGCAAGGATCCGATTGATTTCCGGCTGATTCTCGAAGTCCACGTTCCAACGCTGGGTCAATCTGCTTTCCAGCAGATTCTTCAGACCCAACTGAAAGAACATGTTTAACGAGGGTTCCGTACAGATCAGTCGAGCTGTATCAGCATTTTTAGGTGCGAAAGCAACATTTGATCCGTCAACTACGCGGATGTCTCCGAATTTGTCCTTTCTGAGGCTTTCGGCCTCGGACCAGAGCGGAAACCATCCTACGTAGGCGCTGTACATATCGTACAGCTCGGCAGATGTAGCCGTCAACAGAGAACTACCGAGTTTAGCATAGAAGCTTTGCCCAGTAGCACCAATTGACGAACCAGGGCCCGTTTGTCCTTGCGACAGGATGTCGAAAAAGGATTTTACGAGCTCTTCGCCCTCCGGGTGCAGGAAGTTGTCAAGCTCTCGCTTGATTTCTCCGAGCACGGGATCGTTGTAACGATCTGGAGGCGGCGACCAACGTTCAGAGAGGTGATTAGCCTCCAAAAACGTCAGGAGCGCACGCGTTTCTGCAGCTTCACTTTCGGAACGCCACTTTTTGAGCAGCGTTTGCCGAAGGATCCTGCAAGCAACAGCGTGAACACCCGAGGTCGGGTCAGTCTTATCATCAGGGATGTTAGGCCCAATGAACGAACTGATATCTGCGTCGACAGCTGCAAGAAGAGCGTCATGGGAGTAAATCCTCATAATAGCCCCGAAAATGCAGTCTCGGCTAACTCACGGATCCTGCGTAGGTCTTTAAAGAGCCTACGCCGGGCCGCTCTGTAAGTCGAGTGCACCCAACCGTTCGATGCAAGGAAGATGCGGGTATTAATCGCATCCACTTGTTCTCGAGTGAGATCACCCATGTGAATGGGTTCGTTGTACAGTAGAGTTGTGGGACGTTTCCCATCAGCGTCTACCGGCCAACAAGAGATCTCGGTGCGAACGTCGCGCGTAATCGTCAAGTTAGGAACACTGCACCCCTCATCGTTCATATCGAACGTAAGGGTAATCCTGTACAGTGATCCACTCTTCTTCGAGCTAGACATAGATTTCTCCAATCCTAAGTTGAGACTACTAAATTTCGCCAGTCTGGGCCGTGTCGATGATACCCTGCGCCATTTGGGCGAGGGTCATCGACGCGCACACCAGCATGGCGGCGACGCCGTTCGGATCAGCAAGATCAGCACCGGCAGGGATGCCCATGCTAATCTTGCAATAACCAGCAGCAGATGGCTGACCCGACAGGACAGTGAGTCCTTTTCGGATGCCAAGAGTGTAGTTATTGATCGGAACGTTCGGCAGAACCCCAGAACCGTTCAGAGCAGGAAGCTGCTGAATAGTCTGAGGGCGGGTTGCGAGAAACGTGAACGGCCGCGAGGCTGAGTTCACGTCGGTCAAGCCACCTGGCTGCGTACCACCGCGTGCCGTCACCGAATACGATTTCCCGTTGGGAACCGTCGTCGATGAGGCAACAGTAGTAAATGTGGGGGCAGTAAAGCCCGTCACAGCAGCGACTGCCTGGTTGATAAGGGCAGGTACATTTAACATGCGATTGATCCTTGGATCGTTGGTGTGTTAACCTAGCTTTCACCAGGTGAGATTTCCATTTCTGGACCAAGTGCGATTGGCAATAACGGCCGCGACGTTCAACCACTGTCTCCTCCCTAGCTCAGTAAAGGTGCTTGGCACCTTCAATGTTACTGAGGTCGGAAACGGTGGCGCCGCGTTCGGTTGCCGAGTCACAGCTCGAGTTGTCCAGGTAGTGGATTGTGGGACTGCGATTTTGGTCACCTTCGTTGTACTCTCGGCCGGTACTTTCAGGTTTAAACCTGCAAGTATTTCGGTGACGTGCACGTTCCTAATGGTACGTACACACCACCTGATCCGAGAAACGGGGAAACCAACAGCGTTGACTATATTACCAATATTAGTAAAGTAGTCAATCATATAAGTCCAAGGGAGTAAGTTGTAGATGGTTGGAACAAAGTTATTCGGCGAAAGGCCGAGTCGTTCCACAAAACCACCTGCTCCTGTCCTCTCTAGACTCAGTTCGCCTCTGTACCTTACGGAACAGTCAAGCCGGCTACGAATTGAAACGTCGTAGCTTGCTATACTTAGAGATTCAGTGTAACTGATTAGACCCGACTGCGTCGGAACTGTGGACGTTGCGTTGATTTCAGTTGACTCAAAATAGTCATGCTTGAAACCACCTAACAACGCATTCACATCCTTCGCCAGGGGGTCCCAGCCAAACTTCCACTCCAAGTAGGCGTCCGAGATCCCAGCAGCCCATCTTCGGGGCCCAGCGTTGGTAGCGCGACGAATGTTGCGCTTCCATTGCGTGAGCCCGTTGACCATGGCACTGGTGATCTTTATGACAGATTGAGCAGTCTTCCCCATCTCGCCGATGAGCTCCCCGCCTTGGATGGCGTGTAACTCATTTCGAGCTTTAGAGTAGAACTTGCCCGCGGCGTCCGCACTAGCCGCGTTGTTCATCGTGTACACTGGTGACAAAGGTCCCGCCGAGCGGACTAGCCAGCCTTGCTCCATTACCATTCGGTAAGCAGCAGGGGCCGGGTTTCCACCCGATTGATACGAGACAAATATAGAGCCATCGCTATGATCGACGTTGGTCGAAGTAGCGGTCAGCGGAGTGGCAGCATTAACATGTCTTTCGACCTGTTGCTTCCATTCCGGGTTTTTGACCCCGGTAAGCGTGTCCGTCCATGATTTAGACGAATACGTTGTCGCGGGAATCTGAACTTGATTACCTTCGGTAACGTACATTCGTACGCCCCGATGGGTACTCTTGACATAAGGCTCTGCCATAGTGCATCCTCGATGACACACCTAAGAGGTATTACTACCAGATAGATGTTTTTCTCGCCTTACGGCGGGCTGCGGGTAACATACAGTTTGTATATGATCCCGCGGGGGCTGCGAAAG